CAAATTTCTGTGCCAATTCAAAGTTGGTCTTTAAGGCATTGAGAACTGAGGTTTTGCTTTCAAAGTTAGCAGTTACCTGAGTTTCATTGATAGCTTCTTTTTCACTTACAGTACCACCTGAACCAACAACAGAAATTACAATCTCATTTTTAAGCCTTGCGCACTCATTGACATTATAATCAAGTGAGTCTTTATCGATAGTAGTTATCTGAACAGGATTACGCATATCTGCGACACCTTCAGATTGATTTGGTATAGGAACTTCTAAGAATGAACCAGGACCAGCTATACGCTTTTCACTGCAGCAGGGGCATTTCTCCACTGTACCATCGTTAAGTATTTTGTACTCACCTTTAGCATTGCGAAGAAAGCCTCCGTCGCAGTAGTCACCAGTTTCGCTATTCTCAAAATTACAGTCAGCCTCATAGGCGCTGTAAATAGGATACGGAGCATAAAGGTCGAGGTGTTGTTTGGATAAGGCAAAAAATAGATACCAATCCAAGTTTGATAGCTCCTTGGTGATTGGGTTTTTCTTAAGGTCCTTGTTCTTCTCATTGAGCTGTGTAGACCAAAAGAACCTAGCCGGACAATATCCTAAATCATGTTGAGCTTCAGAAACTAATGACTGAATTTCATTCTTTTCGTTGAGTTGATAAACTCTTATAGAAGTATCATCAAATACAGCTATTCTGTGTTCTGGCTGATTAAAAACAAGCCATTCAAACAAGTTTTCATCTTGCTTAGAAAGCTGGTAATCGACTACAGCATCAATTTCAAGCCAATAAAAATATGGCTCAGGGCGTGATGTAGTTTGTGCTTGAGGAAGGTCAATTACTAAAATACTATTAGGCGACACCTGCATTCGCTTCCATCCCATTGTCTTCCATACCTCTGGCTCATTAAGATTGCTCTTGCGATACAAAGCCCAGTCTTCTGCGAGCTCTGAGTCTGTAAACTGGTATGAGCTAGATGAGTTACGGCTATAGAAAACTCTTTCGAGCTCTCTATAGACGTCCTCAACTACAGCAGGTGTTGGCAACGGGAATTTGAACAGCTGCAAGAATATGTTGAACTTATCTTTTGGAAGCAGATGCTTTACCCAATCTAAGAATATGGTAGTAGGTTGGTTAATATCAGATACAGCGATATTCGTCTCAGTATGGAACCTAAGACGGCGCTGCATATTTACAGCTTTCTGAATAGTCTGACGTTTAGTCGGCTTTTGCAGAATTTGCTTTATCTGATTTAAGTCTAAGCCCATTTTCTTCGTCGTAAGTATAATTGCTATCTTTAGGTAATTCCCATCCACCGTTTATGGCTGTGCCCATATCAAGCAGGCGTTCGGCATGCTGAATGCCAAACTCCTGCCTCATATTGTACTTAGGCACAACCAATGTTACTGTTTGTTCTTTTTTCTTTCTCATAACTGAAAGTTTTAAGCTCCAGCAGAAGCGGCATTAACCCAATCTGTAAGAGGATTGAAGTCCAATGTTTTGCGTTTGATGATATAGAAGTTATCACTCCAGTTAGGATAGAATGACCATTCAATGGTATTGCTGTCTGGCTCTTCAAAACCACCAAGCTTCTTGTCACCAACAAAGAACTTACCAATAGGAATTGGGAAGTATGCTGTAGGCTCATCCTGGTCATTTACCAAACAGCCGATATTGCCGTTTTCATCAATCAGCCAAACGCCAATCTCTTCACACATGTACTGTTTCAGCTGTGCAATAACTTTTTGATTTTCCTGATAGATAGTGGCAGAGAACGTTGTCGGCTCACGACCGATTGTAATAGGAATACCTCCAAGTGTCTGGTTACCACCGCCGAATGTACGAACTGCACCAGGCTCAGAAGTAGGTCCTTGAATATACGGAGAAACTGTCATCTTAGAGCCATCAGCTGCAGAAAACAAGGTAGAAAACGATGCTTTCTTAGTCGGGTCAGTGACAGAGTTCTTCGTTCCAGCTGTCTTATAGATGCGCTGGAATGCAACTTTTTGAACTTGCCCCATACTCTCCTTGCATTCAGCAATCTCAAGGTCGGCGATATGAGCACCGGCAGGGCATCCACAGTTTAATCCCATATTATTTATGTTTTTAATGTTAATACTACCGAGCAGCTACCCTTAACTTGCATCGAATTACCTGTACTTTGTTTTGAATTGACTTCTCCACAATGCGAATATACTAAATTATACTGTAAGTTGTACAGCTTTTAACATTTTTTAATAGAGCATTACTTAGAGTCATTCTCGCACTATGTTCATTCAAGGCTTATGATTTAATCATTTATATATAATTAGAAGCCCAGAAATTACGAGAATAATGCGAGAATATAAATTTTAACTCAATTTCTCAATGATATTTTCTTCCTTCCAGCTTTTCTAAGTCTCATTTCTACTACTCCAGTTAATGCATCTGGTGCATCATCATGAGCAGCCCTTCGCTTATTATCTTTACGATAAGTTGTAATAGCATTATAGAATTCACGCCATTTTTTATCCCAATTTTCTGGAAACGCTACATCTGAGTTAACAAGAGCTGAATTTGAAAAAATACGAGCAGCTTTATTTTTTGTCTGTGTAAAAGTATTTATGGCTGTTTTGAAATTATGCAAAGTAGCTCTTGTAATACGCTTTACATTTCTAGCAAACTGCCTACCACCATTATTGGACTCTATCAGACATTCTGTTATACTATTTTCTGTGAGCATTTTAGCCAACATTACTTCAGTTTTTTCCATCGGCTCTTGTGTGTATAATATATCTATAACATATATAAGTTCTGGAGTATTTATAAAGCAAATTGCACATAAATAATCAGAGCCAGTATCAGCTGTATCAACGTAACACCATCTTTGATTAGCTTTAGAGCCTGATGGCAATTCTATATTTTGATATGTTCTAAACTCGTGATACATAAGGCCTTCAGTAGGAATTGGATTTTGCATATACTGCGTCTCAAATACTACCGGGTTAATCTCTCGTAGTTTATATAGCTCCTCAAGATTGTGCTTCATTGGCCAAAGAGCATGTTCTTCTCCTGTCTCAGGGTCTGTTTGTATAACTGGAAGTGATAAAACAGTCCATGTATCTGGTTCTATCTCTTGCAAATAGCCACAAAGGTCATGCTCATGTAATCTTTGCATTATAATAATGATAGGCGTTTTACGTGAGTTAACGCGATTACGAATTGTGTTTTCAAATCGTTGGTTTACACGTTCTCTTACTAAATCAGACGCCGCGTCCTCCGGTTTTATTGGGTCATCAATCATAATTGCGCCTTGGAATATATTTGTAGTAGCTCCAACCATTTTTAATAGCTCATTGGTGTGGTCGTCAAAGACAAATATATCATTTCCTCCATCCATCATATCAATATCTGAATCAAGGCGGCCACTACCAAATCCTGTTACTTGGCCTTGTGTTGATACTGCATAGAGTTCTCCGCCTGCTTTAGTTTTCCACCTTTTAGATGAGCCTTTCTCAGATGCAAGTGCCGATTTCGGAAAAAGTGTTTTATATATTTCAAGAGACATTATTTCTCGTATATTATCTGAATTATCATTCACTAAAAGGTCTGAATATGATAGATGTAAAAAAAGACATCGTGGATTTAGCGCAAAACACCAACTTATAAATGATTTAATTACAAGTTGTGTTTTCCCGTATCTAGGTCCTATATTAATTATAAGTCTTGTTATATCACCGTCAACTACTTTCTGTAATGTATCTATAATTTTTTTATGATGCTCAGCTATTATGTATGAGGTATGATATTGAGCCTTAAACATAAGTTTTGTATACTTTTCAAAAGATGTTAAGGCTTCAAGCCTTAACATCTCTATAGCATTAATCATACCTGGTTTTGTTGTACCTATTGCTTTTTCTTGCATTTCCTTGATTGACATCATAATATTTATCTTTTTGGTTGTGTATAATTATATTTTATTTCTGCTGCTTCTCTTGCTTTTACAGCATCTTCGTAGTTATCAAAATAGCCTAAGCAGTCATATAGAGCTCTTCCATTTTTGCGTTTACCATTTCCTATAGCTGCAACCCATTTTTGGTGCTTTTTATGCCAATAGACTCCTGTATGGCCAGATGTATTATTTATATGCATTTTACGATTTCTGCTATTTTGCATACCGGACACAAGGCGTAAATTATTAATTTTATTATTTAATGGATTTCCGTCTATATGGTCTATTTCCATATTATCATCCGGCCATTTTCCATATTGATAAAACCATGCTAATCTATGAGCTTTATATACATTTTGCCCTATTACTATATTAGAATATCCTTTATAATCTATAGTAGTACCTGCTATATCTCCTATATTAGGGCTATCTCTACGTAACTTATTTGCGTATTTCCATCTAAATACACCTGTTTCTGGATTGTAGTCCAATATAGATAATAAATATTCATGTGAAAGAGCATATTCTTTCTCTTTCAAAGCTACAAAATTGTTATCTGTTAGAGCCATATTCTTTTAAGTTTTATTATTTCATTAAAGTATCTCTGATGACGATATACGCTTCACGACTCACAGGCACATTAGGAATAATACCTGTTTGGAGTTGTTGCTGCTCAGGTAGATTAAGCTGCATTTGACCTTTTCCAAACACGCGGTCCCAAAGCTTCTCAACTGTTTCTATATTGCCAAGTTTTGCATCTTCTTGCAAGCGCTTTATAACTGTTTTGATAACAATTGGTATCTTTTTATTACTATATAGAGCTGCCAACTGCGCTTCATTGCACGTTAACAAACAAGCCAATAAATTGGCCGTGTCTTGCTTTGTAAGCTGAACACTTAAATTGATATTAAGGCTAGTAAGAAGCTTTGTTATTTCAGGCCTTGATGCTCCTTGTAACTGAAGTGCTGAGCGTATAGCTGATGAATATGAACCTCTGCCCGAATCATGGCGTTCTGCTAACTCAGTTGCTTTAAGTGGCTCTACAGTCTGAGCCTCAAGTGCCTCAATAGCCTCAACTCGTTTTTGCTGCTCT